TATTTTTATTTTTATTTTTATTCGCTTATTTTGGAGATCACTGTAAGCGTTTCGGCGATCGCCTTCTGCGATGCTTTTTCGGAATAGACTAAAGCGACGAGGTCTGTACGCTTCCTCATACTGAGCGTATTACCAGCGCTTTCAAACGCACTCACTGTCTGCAACGCCTCGTTCAATCGCTCCTTATCGAGCGTTTCAATCGGCGCACCATCGCTGCGCTCACCACTCACCCAATAGCACATATCTATGCCGTAGCGTTTACAGAATTTATGCATTAAACCAGGATCTTTTGGTAGCGCACCAGACAGCCATCTAAAAATGGTGGTCGGGCTGCAACCTAGCTCCTTCGCTATTGCTGCTTTATTGTAAAAACTAACTTTGTTTTTGCTGAGTTCAGATTCTAGTCTGCTTTTTACTTCTTCAGGCAAATATGGTGTTTTGCTTTGTGAAGTCATCGTCTCCTACCCCCGTAGGTTGGTTTTATTTTTAAAACGGTTTTCTCGTTTCATTTACAACTTACCGACGCTATCACCTGACTTAGTTCTAAAGCAAGATTTTATTTCGCAATTAGAACTTTAACTGCGTCAGACGCCTTGAATTTGCTGGATCATTTGACGTATGATTCTCAAACGATAGCGGGGTATATGAGGAATTTCAGTTGGATTATTCAGAAAAGGCAGGAATATTGTCGGCAGTTACAAAACCGATTTCACTCGAATCATTAGGTTTGTTGGTCTGGTTAAGCCAGCAAAGTAAAACATTCAACGTATCTATCCGAAGTCTCTCAGCGCGACACGGTAAATGCAAAACAAAGATATCCAGCATGTTGGATGAATTAATCGAGACTGGTTGTCTTGAACGGATCGACCGCTTTTCTAAAGGTAAACGCTCATCTGAATACCATGTCCTTCTCACAGGGACGTGTCCTTCTGAGAGGGACAATATAGATATACCTATAGTTAAAAGTAAAACAAAGAGTAAGAGTTTAACTATTAGCGACGCTATGGAAATGCGCCCAGAGACTATTCCTGAAGGAAAATGGAAGGAGTACTGGGAATACAGATTCGCCAGCAACAAACCTAAAACGAAACAAACGATCAAACTCAATGGTGGCGTCATGGAGTTAGCTCAGAAGCAGGGCATTCTGTCTGAGCTTGTGGACACAGCGATTGGGAATGGTTGGCAAGGTTTACAAAAAAGATATCTTGAGGGCATTGCCGATCAAGCGAAGAAAAGCCAAGCCATCGACAACCAATTTCGAGGTGTCGAATGAATATTCTCGAAGTCAAACAGCAACTGGCTGACCAAGCTGATCAGATAGCTGCGGACCTACTGCCACTCGGCAAACGTGATGGCAAGAATTGGCGAAACGGATCGACTGATCCTAGCGATCCTGGTCAAAGCCTTGCGGTTTTCATCGATGGCAGTACTGCTGGGCAGTGGAAAGACTTCGCGACTGACCAAAGCGGGGACTTACTTGATCTGATCATGGAGGTCCGAGGCATAAGCCTGAAGGATGCGCTCGACTATGCGGTAACTGAGTACCGCTTAGACGTCGAGAAGCCTTACGTTAAAAAAATTCAACGGGCGGAAAAACCTAAAACCCCCGCGAGAGTACCTGCCCGCTCCAACACGGGACTTGGCAGAACCTTCCTCCAAGATCGTGGATTCACGGACGTAGACAATCTGTTCAGCACCTATGGGCTGAGAGAGATCGAGGCAGAGAATGCCACTAACGGCGAGGTAGACCTATGCCTTCCATACGAGCACTTCACAGGGCTACTGACCACGAAGCGCAGGGTCATCAATCACAAACTGTACGGCTCCAGCAAAACGAAGTTCATTGCTGCCGGTAATCAGCTATGTCTGTTTGGTTGGCAAACCATCAGCGATAACGATCGAGAGGTTGTAATCTGCGAGGGTGAGTTCGACCAAATGGTACTCAGCCAAGAGTGTGGCATCCCCGCACTGAGCATACCCACTGGGGCTGCTGGTGGAACGTGGCTGGACTTTGAATACGACAACCTTGCCCGATTCGAGAACGTGTTTATCTGCTATGACCCTGATGCCGCTGGTCAAAAGGGAGCGAAGGAGTTGGCGCAAAAGATAGGTCAACGCGCCCGTATCATGAAACTCCATGATGGCGATCCTAACGACTTACTGAAGAAGCATGGCAAAGCTGGCTGTGTGAAGATCGTGCGCGACGCTCTGGAAGAGGCGCGTTGGGGCAGCACTGACAAGATCAAAAACGTATCTGAATTTAATGACGCTGTTCTTGCACGATTCGATCCTGATGGTGACGAAGAAGCGGGTTGGTCCACTCACTGGAGCAAAGCACAGGGCAAGCTGTTTTTCCGCAGAGGCGAACTGATCATCATGAACGGCGTCAACGGTCACGGCAAATCGATGGTGGCATCTCAGTTACTGCTGGACGCTGCATTAGCCGGTGAAAAATGTTGTGTAGCTAGTATGGAAATGAGGGAAGACCGTCTACTTGAGCGAATGATTAAGCAATGCGGCAACACAGGAAACCCCACAATAGAATGGGTGCAAAAGAATTTCGACTGGATCAGTGAGTGGATGTATCTGTACGTCGATATCGCTGCCAGAGGCAAAACGAAGGAAGAGATCCTTCTGGACAGTCTTGACTACGCATGGCGCAGGTATGGCTGCACGACCTTCCTAATCGACAGCCTCCAGCTTTGCGGAAACTTTGAAGAAAACCTAAACGGGCAACAAGCCTTCATCTCCAAGCTTGTCGAATTCAAGCTAGAGCGCGACGTCACAATCTTTTTAATTACTCACGCAAAGAAAGGTCCAGACGAATACCAAATGGGCGGCAAGTTTGACATTAAAGGATCGTCAGGCATCTCGGATCTAGCCGACCAAGTATTCACCGTCTTCAGAAACAAGCGCAAAGAAGAGCACCTTGATTTAGTTGAGCGAGGCTTCGATGAGGCGAATCAAAAAATTGTGGACATGGCTGATAGCTATCTGATCTGCCACAAAAATCGTCATGGAGATTGGGAAGGCAAGATGGGTTTCTATTTCAACCCTAAAACTTTCCGTTACGAATCGTCTGCAACCATGAAAAGCCGTGACTATCTGGAGATGAGAAATGATCAACGCTGAAGAAAACTACGCACACAAATTGAGAGGGGCTGGAGAAAGGAATGCCGAAGCGGAAGAGAGCGTCGCAAGAGCGGAAGCAGAGGTCAAGATGGTGGTCGCAAAGTCAAAAGTCACAGCCAGCATGCGCGGACACAAAAGCAATGCAGCCCAAGAAAATTTAGCAGACGAACAGCAAGACGTCTTCGACGCAAGACTGCGGGTTGGAGTTGCCAAAGGTGAGTTAGCTGCTGCCCGAACCGAAGTACTGGCTTGCCGGATGGAGTTTGACCAATGGCGCACAAAGATGGCGACTCTGCGAAAAGAACAGGAGATTTACAGAGCATGAACGAAAGTCAGAAATTTTACATACGAATCGCAGTCCAACTTCATAAAGATGACGTCGCGGACATGGATGACTTCGACGCAGAACTGAATAATTTCGTTCACGATAACTTAGTCGACATAATTCAGAACCCTTTGACAGATATTTTTGAACTCGCTGTTGGGTACTCGCCAGAGCGAATGGACATCGTCGAGTGAAGGGTAGAACTCCCACAGCAGAAGAGAAGGCGTGGATGAATGCGATCGCTGAACTGGGTTGCATTATTTGTCTGACAGAGTGGGACATATTCACTCCAGCAGAAATCCATCACATAGACGGCAAAACAAAACCAGGCGCCCACCTTTATAGCATCCCACTTTGCTACAAGCATCACCGCGAAGGCTCCGACAACGCAATTTACACGAGCCGACATCCATATAAATTCAAGTTCGAGCAACGATATGGGAGTGAGGCAAACCTGCATGAGGGCGTTTATGAACGACTTAATCGATGACGCTGAGAACGACCACCCACTTTTTGGAGACAAAGAAATGCCGAACCCACGATTAGTGGTGCTAGGGGAGCCAACTGATTTCACTGAGGGTGAATTCAATCTGTTGGCTGAGCTGATCACAAAAAAATTGCGCGACAAAGGAATTACCCCCAAGGGCTATGACTTTCAAATCCGCGTCGAATATAAGCCAGAACAGGAGTAGAAGAATGAGTGACGAAAAAGATATGGTGAATTCACCACCCCATTACGGATCGCAGAATGCAAATTCAAAAGTCGAATGCATCGACGCAATGGTGGCTGCGTTCGGTGATGAGGCTGTCAAAATTTACGCAAAGCTAAACGCTTTCAAATACCTATGGCGAGCGGGAAAGAAGGTTAACGCTGAAGAAGACGTAATGAAGTCGATTTGGTACACGCGATTCAGCGTCGGTGATGATCCACGGAAAGATCTCTTATGAGCAAAGCCGCAAGAAACAAGGGTCTCAATTTCGAGAGGGCTGTGGTCAATATGCTCAAAGACGAATTGGGCATCAACTGTAAGCGAGTGCTGGATCAGTATCGCGAAGGCAACCTTGGAGACATTGTGCTGGAACCGTTTGTGATCGAGTGCAAACGCTACTCCTCTATGCCGTTTCCAGCTAAGCCTTGGTGGGATCAAGCGTGGGCTGCGGGTGAGCACATGTCACTCACCCCGATCCTAGTTTACAAGTTCGACCGGCTACCGATTCAATGCGTAGTGCCTATGTCACTGTTAAGTGATTTCCCTCACGAAAAGCACAACGCCGCCACCGTCTCTTGGGACACGCTAATGATGATTTTTCGAGAGGAACTGAATGACGATGTTCTTTAATGCGATTGAAGCGCAGAAAAAGATTAAAGATATTTTCGAGACCGACATAAGCGGTGGCGAGCACAGGATTGCCCACTTTGAACTTATGGCGGCTGAATCTAAAAAACTGTTCGCGAGGGGAATTCCCGTGGCAAAAATTGAGGACATGCTTGACGTCAGTGAAGCGTTTATTCGTCGTCATTGCGCAGGGATAGTGCATGGCAAGCCAAAAGATTAGGCAAGTCGCTGGCTCTGCGGCAACTATGCAGGATTGGCAGTCTGCCGTGACTTATATCCAGCAAGAACTTCCAGAGAAATTCTGGGGTCTTGGCGAAGCGAACCTAGCTATTTATCTGCCTCCAAAATTGGCGGAGCTAGCAACGAACGCTGAGAGAAACGCTTGGCTGGCGACGATACCAGAGCCATTCCAATCCACAGTCAAACACTTCACGAGGCATGTATGGCATTCAAACAAGATCTCGAAAAAGGGCATCTTGCAGAAAAGTCTGTTCTAGACTTTGTGAGATCCAAGCATCCAAAAAGTTATCGGGTTGCAGGGGAAGAGCCAGAGCTTGATATTATTGTTGCAGAAGAAGCTGTGGGCATTGAGGTGAAGTACGATCCACGATCGATCGACACCGGAAACTTTGTGGTGGAGATCTACCACAATAAGCCATCGGGCATTCTGGTCACCAGATCAGAAGTCTGGGTTTTCCATGACGGGGTCAACCAACACTGGATTAACACCAGTGTGCTAATCAATGCTGTATTGAAACATTGTGAGTCGACGGCGATATTTAAGGCTGGTGACGACCGACATGAAAAGTATGTTTTTCTAGTGCCGGTCAACGACATAAAACGACACAGCTTTGGAATTCGATATGACCCAATTCACGAGAAGCAGGACAGTTACTGACGCAGGCGACATTGTCCACTTAGTTCACAAAACAGGTAATTGGTCGGAGTTCGATTCCGACTGCTTTGACGAACCAGGCTTTTACCTAGTTTACGGTTGCCAGAGTGAGGGTGGGGTATGGCTGGATATTTGGGCGTTCGACGGGGAAGAGATTGAGGCTCAGATGCCTTTTTTTGAGACACCTGAGCCTTTGCTCATTCAGAAGATTGCTTTCCCTTCCGAGACTTTATTCGGCGAGGTTGAGCAAGTTTAAGCTCTAGCAATTCTACGGCGTAGGGTGGGCATTTCGGCGGATGATTCCGTCGACCCCAGTCCTTCACCGTATTGAGCGGCGCTCCAATAAGCTCTGCCACTTGCTGGTTGGTTAGCCTATGCTCCTGCCGCAGGGCTGCTAGTCGTTTGTTAGTTGCACGAGGGTCGAAGCTATCCATTCTTGATCAACTCCCACTGATCGAACGGCTCTAGCGTCCAACTGGTCCTCGCATGGTATTTGTGCTTAAACACTTTCTTCCTTTCCAATTCGTGAGCACAGTCGTAGAAGTGCCGATTAGCTTTTTGTGTTTTCTTGCTGTAAAGCCCATTGACCACTACAGACCTTTGAAAATTAAGTTCTGCCAAAAGACAATCGTAGACAATCTCTAACTTATCCTCAGTGAACGGCAAAATGTCCCCATCGTCAGATAGCCCACCAGCCGCGCAATCGCCTGAAATAGCTCTAAGCTGATGCGTGAAGCGTCTCTTTGGATCATCCTCAAAGTGCAGCCATTCGCCATTGTCACACTCGATCAGGGAGTCACGGTATTTGCGATTCAACTTTGCAGTCGTTTCTTTGAGCACCGCTTTCGACTTGGTGCCAAACGGGCTTTCTTCAATCTTAATTCCTGCGTAGCACTCACCGCTGATTACCCATCCGCCAGCAGGATTTTTGTATCGCGCAAAGCAATCAACTTCTGTTGGGTAGTCTGGATGCACCCACATGATCCAATTACCATACTGCGCCACATCCTTGGGTCGGCAGTACCGCTCGTCAGCAATACCAGCGTCGACCAAGCACTCAGAGATTTCTTTTTTATTCATGCGCTGGCTCCTTCTCGATCTTAGCTTTTATCTTGTTAAGTTCTTCTAGATAACCTTCGGCATCTTTCTGCGAATATTCCTGCGCCCAAAAATACTTTTCTTCTA